GCGGGATATTCTGGTGGCTAAGATCGCGGCAGCCGCTAGGAAGGCCGATGCCGATGCCATCGCGTCCGCAGAAACAGAAGAATCGAATAGCCTGCGCGTCCTAGTTAACGGAGCGCTTAAGCTCACGCAAGTCGAAGCCTACAAAAAAAATATAGATCGCTTAAATGCGGCGATTAAAGCCGGTGGGCTAGACGCCGCGACACTAGATAAATACCGGGCAGCAATTACCGTCTGGCAAAAACAAATAGATAGATTAAGTAAGTTGGGCCATACCGTTAGGGGGGTGACCCATGCCGTGAAAGAGCATGATGGAGCGCTACAATCCCTGCTTAAGCGAACTGAGGATTTTGCGCTATCCCAAAAAGAGCAAATTGCGACAGGTCAGAAGGTAACCGAGGCGGATAAGCAAATCCGCGATTTGCTTGAGATGTTAACCCAAAGCAAAACCAAATTAAGCGCCGAAACAAAGAAAACAATCCAGGACAGGGCTATTGAGATCGCGCTGAATCAACAACTGGCCCAGGCCATTAAGGATTCGACCGCTGCCAGCAAGGCAGAATATGACGTATTAGCTAAGCAATTTGACGAAGATGCGAAACACTTAGATCAGCTTCGTGAGGGGACGGCAAAAGAGAAAGATGCCGCCGATCAGCAAGACGCCAAAATTAAGCTGATTCAGCAAGGGATTACGGCTTCGGGTGGCGTACACATCGCCATGCTGCAAGAGCAGCTTGACCTCGAAAATGCGGGGCGGAAACGAAAGGAGTACATTACCGAGATTGAGCAGCAAATCTCAGCGGCAAAGAGACTCGCCGTAGGTCAGGAGTGGGAAAAGCAATATAAGGAGCAGGTCGATAGTGCAGCCTCGATGTGGAAGTCTATAGACAGCACCGCACAACGGACATTTACCAATATATTTCAGGGTGGCCAGAGCGCTTTTACCAAGCTGCGCGACACGCTCAAATCGACACTGCTCGATCTGCTGTATCAGATGTCAATCAAGAAGTGGATTATTAACTTAGGTGCGTCTGTTAGTGGCACCGGAGTCGCGTCGGCGGCATTCGGTCAGGGCGGTGTCATGGGCGCTGCGGACGGCGCAAGCACGGCTATGGGCGGCATCAATGCGGTCATGAATACCGGGTCCATGATGTCAAATATCGGTTCGTGGACGGCAAACGCGGCGCTTGGTTCTGGGTTGCTAAATGTAGGCGCGGGGGCCGGAGTAAGCACAGCCACAGCGCTCGGGGCGGGTGGGGCGAGCATGTTCGGGGGGGCGGCGGCGGCGTCTACTCTTGGGACGATAGCATCCTACGCTTTGCCAATAATCGGCGTCGTTGCGGCGCTTTCGACTCTATTCGGCAGTCATGGCGGGCCGAAGTCTGGCGGCGGATATATTGCCGATTACACGCCTACAGGCAGCAGTTTGGCCGACTACGAAAAAACAGCATACGGCACGACTATCAGTAATACCGGACAGGGCTGGATTACTGACACAAAAGACAACTCGTCTATGAAGGCGATAACGGACTCGCTTTATGCCTCATATAGCCAACTAGCAACAACTATCGGGCAAAAGGTCGGAACAGTTCAGTTCGGGATTGGAGCCAATACAGACCCGGAAGGAACTGCCGGGAATATGTATTACGGAAAGGCGGTCGTAGACGGTAAAACGGTGTATGACGTAGCCACGGACGACAGTGGCAGCAGGGGAGACTCGGCGGCTCAGGAATGGTTAAAAAAATCTAGCGCGGACATGCTTAAATCCGCCATTGTCCCGGCATTCAGAGAGGTATCGGATAGCCTCGGCACAATTGCGCAGAGCATAACCGGCGATATTGCCGCAATCACCTCGCAACTACAAGGCCTCGCAGATGTAGCAAACTACATAAAATCCAATCCGCTTGAATCAGCGATAGAACAAATCAATATAGCAGGCAGAAGCGCTTATCAGATATGGCGAGCAGCCGGCGACACGCTCAAGACAGCAATATCAGGATTTAACGGGTCGGCAAACAGTATCGCGGCAATCGGAGACGCGACGAAAGCGAGGTATCAGCAAGAGCTATCACTAATCGGGCAAATACAAGGTGCGATGATTAGCGCATCCGCGATGTTCGGGAGCAGCATAACGAGCATCAAAATGTCGACAATGGACGACCCGACAAAATACGACTTCTTGAGGAGCCAAGCAGACCAGAAATATAATGAACTGCAAAGCGCCATAGACCCCGCCGCAATAAATAACTTAGCAACACAAATAAATGAAATAACAAACCAAGCATATGGCTTATTAAGTAGTGACCAACAGAAGGCAACGAGCCAATCATTTATTGATTACCTCAGCAAAGTGAACGACACAACCCAGGCACAGCTAAAATCTAGTCAAGACCAAGTTGTATCAGAGCACCAGCAATTTACTGCGGACATGAAGGGCGTTATGGACACGGCAGCAAAATCAATCGTGGACGCCGGGAGCGCCATGATGACGGCGGCGAATACCCCGATCAAGGTAACCAGTGACATTACTGTGCACGTTATTGGCGGGCAAGGCGCGGCGAATGAAGTCGGGCTGAATAACTTTTCATGAAGATACTCACCACAACGACCAAAACAGCGACTCAGGCCGCAATCACAACGCCGGCTTATTTTGTGCAAATAGACTGGCCGGTTATTATCAGGTTATCCAGCCGGGGTAACCAAGTCTGGAACGGCCACACGTGGACGGGGGGGAGACTAGGGGCGACACATGTTTCCGCTAATGGTGGGAGCATTGACCTCATAAATACTGATCTAGCTTATTCTGCTATGGTGTTGAATGATGGTGCGGCAGATATTGCGTGCAAGATTTTTGCATTCTACCTTGATAACCCGGGCATTAATGACGTGTCAATTGTTTTCGACGGGGCGATTGACGGTGCTCCGAGCATAAATAAAGATAAAGTGACTATAACGCTCGTTGAAACAAACAGGAAAACGCTTTACTCACCTCGCCGCTTCATTGGCCAAAGCTCAGGATTTAATCACTTATCGCCAAACGGTAAGCGAATAAATTGGGGCGGGCAGACGTACATCCTTGCGGGACGATAAATGCCAGCCCCATATCCTAGCTTGCCATTCAGTTATGACAGTGAGATTAGACCCATTTCAAAGGTTATTATTGACCGGGCGGAAGATGGCACAGGACGCGGTCGTATGTTTCACACGACTGATAAATATCAGTTGACAATAAAACACTCAATGCTTACCCAGAGCGAAAAAATAACACTCGATTTATTTTATGGCGAAAATCGTGGGCTGGCTGTTAGTTTAACGGACTGGATGGGGGTAGTTAGGACGATTATTATTAGTACCCCGCCATCTTATCGCGTTTTCCCGGGTAATTATTACGACGCAGTTCTCATTGCCGAGGATGCCTAATGCCTACTGCATCATTGCCAACGTATGGGAGCGGTGGATATGCGCCGGCTTCTGCGCCGTACGTCGCCCCTAATTACTATCATCTACCAAATCAAATATGGGCCGATCAAACACCTATTGTAAATAATGGGGTCTCTTCGAGAGCCGACTTAAGCGCAGTTGCGACACCGGCGGCAGAAACTCAAGCGCAAATCGCGGCTATCAATTCGCCAATCCGTATCATATACGGCAGTGACCGCATTGGGGCGATGATTGCGGATGTTCGGGTAAATAATGGGAAATTGTGCGTCATCGCGGTATGGGGGCAAGGGCCAATCGAATCGGTAGAAACGATTTGGATGAACGACTCGGCAATCCCTAACGGCGTAACCGTCACTAATTACACCGGGGCACCTGGGCAGGGTGTAGATGCGACGATGGCGGCAGCATACGCAGCGGAGGGCATCAGCTACGTGGACACGTTCCCTGGTGTCGCCTATTCGGTGTTTAGCGTACCAGCTACCGCATCGAGTGGTTTCCCAAGCTTCACCGCTCAAATAAAGGGGCTAAAGGTCTACGACCCGAGAACAGGACTAACAGCCTGGAGTGATAACCCCTCTTTATGCCTGGCCGATTTTATCGCGTCTGATGTATACGGGTACGGTAGGCCGGTAGACGGGGCAACAGTAATCCAGGCGGCCAATGATAACGACATTGAACTGGCAGGATCGGAAAAGCGGAGGCTGATCGGCTTGACGATTGAATCGACCAATCAAACGAGGCAGTGGATAGAAGCCTTGAGAGCTTACGCCGGTTGTTGGGTGGTTCAAGGTGATAATGGTTATAAATTAATTCCAGATAGGCCGGGTGCGTCGGTGATGACGTTTACCGACGCCAATATCGTAGCCGATGGTATGCAGCTCAGCAAACTCGGTGTCGGGCAGTTGCCCACTGCAATTAACATACAGTGGACAGACCCGAGCGTCGTCCCTTGGGCAACTCGTTCTGCATATGTCCAACTTCCAGGCGTGGCTCTTGGAATAATCCCGGTGAGGGAGAGCCAAATACCACTCCCCGGAATAAAACGCTACAGCCAGGCTATGCGCGAAGCAACGGAGAGGCTAAACCACTTCTCGCTTGAAGATTTGACTATCAATTTTGTCGCGTTTGATGAATCGCTTGCGCTCGAATGCGGCGATATTATCACTATCACCCATTCAGTTGGCTTGAACGAAAAGTTATTTAGAGTCACTGCCGACCCGGTAATGATCGACCCGGGCCGCTGGCAAATAACTGCCAGAGAATACGACCCTGCGGCGTATTCGGACCTAGTGGCAACGACCCCGACTTATGCCGATACAGCACTCCCTGACCCGGCAGCGCCGCCTGCAATCACTGGTTTATCGGCTATTGAGGAGGTCTATCAGAAGCAAAACGGGACCTACAGCAGCCGCATTCGGGTAAACTGGGACGCCGTAAGCTATCCCTATCTAGCCCATTACCAAATTATTATCGCGGTCGGCGGAACGGTCATGTTTTTGGGGCAAGCCGATAGCGCCGATACTACCTGGCCTAGCCCTAGTATCCAAGAAGCAGTCACTTACACGGTCAGCGTACAGGCTATCACCACCATAGGCGCAGCCGGGACACTGGCGACAGCAATCGTCACGGCAGAAGGCAAACATTTACCTCCGGGTAATGTCCCATATATTTCCGCCTTTGAAGTCGGTGGCCAGACACACCTAAGCTGGGGCGCAGCCATAGATATAGATATTTGGCGCTATAAGCTGGCTTATGGCCCGGTGGGTGGAACCTATGCGGCAGCCAAAGTGATCACTATGGTAGACGGGTTATCCTTCACCACCGGCGATATTCCGGCGGGTAACTGGATCGTCTATATTGTTGCAATAGACTCAGTTCGCAACGAAAGCCCTACGCCGGCTTCCTGCCCTATTACCGTAACGCTCGATAATAACGCCTACCTAGTAGATACTTATTATCACGCCAATCCAACATTGACCGGCATGGCAGAATATCGTCTCGCGCCAAACGATAAAACAAGGTATTATGTAACGGAGGACGGTATCAAGCTTGACGCCAAAATGAATGCGGATTTATCTACCTACACAGATGACCTACTTTTATACAACAATGTCGAAAGTCACTGGACGGGCGAGGCTGAAGATTTTGGCCTCGCGCTATCGGGGACATGGGCCACAATCGGAACCACAACTAATGCGGTCGGGCCGGCAG